CTATGGCATTTACGGTATATTTAAAATAAGAGAATATCTCTAATGGTTGTAAATCAGTAGGTATTTTCCTAAATTTTAAATCAGCCGCAAATCCTGTTATTTTATTAGCATTAATAATTACAAGAATTCCACTCTGACCTATCTCAATATCCTTAAGAGTTAAAACGCCATTACCTTGCATATTAATTATATAATTATCTGCCATTGTTAATGAAACAGTCCCATTATCTGAATTTAATGCAGAAACTTTACCAGCATTTCTCCTATCTCTATCATATTTGCTATTTAATCCTATCAAATTTTTAAAAGCGTCAGGATTAGAAGCTAAAATTCTACCATCTCGATTAACAGAAAATAATATTTTTACATTATTACTATTTGTAACGAGAATATTAGAATTATTGTTTGTAATATCATCAGCTATTAAAGATGAGAAATATCCTATACCTGCTTTTATGCCCCCTATATTATCCCTTAATACTAATGTATTTGCCACATTTTCTGTATTGGCAGATTTACCGCCTAATGTAGTAGGATTTTTAGCAGCCTCCTCTACGTCTTTAATCTTAGCCATAACCTTAGTTATTGCTGTAGAACTAGCGGCTGTAGTGCCATCTTGTAAATCTAATTTATCAGAAATTTTGATTATACCAGCAGTATTTTCAGTTGCATTAACAGCAGTCCATTTAATGTTTGCAGTCTGCGAAGCACTAAAAGCAGTAAAATATGCTTGCTTAACAGCTCTAGCTGTTGCAGCCTCTGTAGCACTATCACTTGTTACGGTATCATTTAATTTAACTATTCCTGCCTGAGTAGTAGATGCTTGCACAGCTGTCCATTTATCATTAGCAACGTTTAAAGCTTGCTCCGCTTCTTTATAAGCTAGATTTACTGCCTTAGATGTAGCCGCAAACTCCTCTGAGGTGCTAGTTATAGAGCTAGAAAGTTGAACAATACCCTCACTTGATGTAGAAGCTTTCTCACCACCTTTTATTGCTACATAAGAGCCATTCCAATGATATAATCTCTTAGTTTGGCTATCTATATATAAAGTCTTATGGTCTCCTGTAGTAGGGAAATTGTCTTTTGAGATATAGGTAGCTATCCCACCACCAGTATCACCCTTAGGTCCTTGTGGTCCTATTGGTCCAATCGGTCCTATCGGCCCCTGAATACCTGCAGGACCTATAGGTCCAATTTTACCTTGTGGACCTATAGGACCAACTGGCCCTTGAATACCTGCAGGACCTTGAGGGCCTGGGTCTCCTTGTGGACCTCTAGTCATTGACAACCATTCCCTGCGTCTTTCTTCGGCTTGTTCCCAATATTCTTTTACTTTACGCTCGCTAGTTTGTGCAGCTTCGCAAGCAGCTACGGCGTCCTCACTAGCTTTTCTTATTTCATTAATTGATTGTATTGCTTGAGATAATTTAGTTTCTATTGTTTTAAATTGTGCCTCAGCTTCAATAATATGACTATTAATCTCCTCTCCACGAGCTATCTTTGAGTTGAAAGATACTAATGCACTATCAACTGCTTCTTGTAGGACTTTCAAATCATCGTGGATTTTAGCAATCTCACCTAATACTAAATTAACCGAATTTAAAGTTGTGCTTGCTTGTGTAGATGAAAATGAAGCACTAGCCGCCGCTTGACTAGCTTCTTGAACTTTACCCTCAACATTAGCTTTTAAAGCGTTTAACTCGTCTAGCGTTTGAACAGCGCTAGCTACCTTATTAACTATTTCGCTTTTAAGCCTTTCAACGTCCTCTTTTACTGTTTTCGCCTCGTTATTATTTGAAGCTAGTTTGTTTAATAGCTCCTCAGCCTTAGCCAAATCATTTTGGACGCTATTAAGTCTTTGACCTAGGGTATGTGTTTCATCATAAGGGAAATTTTGTGCATTTATTTTAGTTCTAGTAACCTGCACTCCACCCCTAGTTTGAACTACGTTGCCAACTCCTATTTCCATATCCTCTAGGGTCAATTTATTTACATAAATTTCTTTAATGTTAGATGCCATATTCGTCTCCAAATCCCGTTCTATATTGCACTGAATACTCAGCTATACTTTGATAGCCTGATTTTTCGTGTTCCTGGATATTCTCCAACTCTGTTTTATATTTGTTGATGAATAACATACCTTTATTTATATTCTCGCCACGTGTATCATCTAATAGTAACATACCAGAAACATAATAAACTAGCGTAGATTTAAACATTTCATTTAAATCCACATTATCAGTTTTTTCGCTAACTTGTTTAGGACGTTTTGAGTATTTTATATCTAAAAGATTAAACCCGTCAGCCATCGAAGTCATTTGTCCGTCTGGTTGCATACCTTCTGGGATATAAATAATGCGTAGGTCATCATCTACTTTTAAGCCAGTGATAATACCATCGATATTATCTCTTGTAACTCCAGGTATATCTATTGCTATACCATAAAGTCCATCGCTAGAAACAAAGTTATTTAGTTGTCTATAATTTGTATAGGTAGGCTCCTCCAACAAAGGATAAAGACTGAGTTCGCGTGGATTGTTGAGGTTATATATGACAGATTTTAATTTACTGCCAATTTCTTCCTCCCACTGTGGATTTTTGTCCATCGAACTAAATGACTTTACTTCCACAGGCTGGTTATTACATCTAACCCTCAATAGTTTTATAAAATCAGGGTCTGGTATTACTACCTTACGTTGATACGGAACTACAGGGAGAACTAACTCGCCTTTGTTTATATTAACTTTGCGAGCGAGGTCGTCTAAGCCCTCATTAATCAGCTCAATTATACGAGCATCGGTAAATTTTGTATTAGGGACATCACCAACCCTATACCTTACACTTGATATTAAACTAGAAACTAACATCGCTCGCCTTTAGTTCGTAGGGATTAACCTACGAACATTCCGTCAAATGTATCAAGAGGGATAAAGCTTATAACAGCATAACCCTCGCCTATATTAGCTGCACCCATTGTAACTACACCTGTAACTTCTACAACTTCTTTAGTTACCGTAGGGACGAAAGTAGTTTGTGGTGTTACTTTAACAGTGCCAAGGTCAAATGCAACCGCAGCACCATTAACGCTAAGATTAACGTTACCACCTGTAGCACCTTCTTTAACTACAAGAGTTACACCTGTAATTAGAGAGTTAGCAGGGATTTTAGTTAAAACTACAGTATCACCTGTCTCAACTCCAGCTTCTTTCAATGCAGAAATCTTAACATTAGCAATCGCAGCCGAAGCTGAATACTTCTTGTTATTACCAAGAAATTTAGTAAAATCTACTCTTTTAGCCATTTATTATCCTTTACTGACTTAGTTTATCGTTATAGGTATCAATAACAGCAACGCCATAGTCCATATTAGCAACTTTAGCCTCTTTGTAATCCTCAACCTCAGCAGTTAATTTACATTTATCGGCTTGCATTGTTAGGAGCATTGCACTCTCGCTTGTGATACCAAAATCTTGGCTCTCTTGGAACTTGTAATCTGGAGTGCTACCCATACCTAGTTGGAATGCACCAGCACCTAAGATTAAACCACGTGAAGCAACTTTACCTGCTTGTGCTTTACCTGTTCCACTAAATGTGCCATTTTCATCTACAGTTCTAAGACCTTGGATTTCTACCGCAGTTTTAAATAGTTGGTTATTTATAGATGAACCTGCAAATGTGCTAGCCTCCATAATAACAAACGAACCTACTTGAGTTACGTTATGGCTAATTAGTGCATTGCCTATACCACGAACTTCTGCGTGTTGATAAACCCTCTGGAACTTCTCGTCTTTAAGTAGGTCAGCAATTTGGAATGAGTCCAATACCAATAGCCATACTTTTCTACCATCAGCTAGTTTAAATGGTTTCATTGGGCTTCTGCGACCACCAACTGTATAACCTATACCTGTCTTAACGATTGTTTCCATATTAACTAGAAACTCCCAGCTAAGTTTATCAGTTGCAGTTAATGCACCGATTGTAGCTTTGTTACCAGGGCGAATTACGTGAGTAGGAGCTTGATTTCTTAGATAACCTTGACCTAAGTCAAAGAACATCTGGTCTTTAGCTCTTACGAAGTTGTCCGCTAGTTTTTCACGGCTATCTGCGTGTGTGCTAAGGTCGATATCACCTATTGCTTCAGCATCGAACTCCATACCATTATCTACGGTATAGCGTCCAAACTCTAGTGTTAAGCTATCGCTAAACTTCATTTTCGCTGGGCTGTTACCAAACGCCTGCTCTTTACCTCTAAAACCTGCTGTTGCTAGGTTACCGCTGTAGTCGAATATGATATTATGACCTACTTTTGCGTTAAAATCATTTTTCTGATAAATAATCGCATCGTGGTTATTACCAGTTAAGCCTCTCCAGAAACTTTCTGAGGCTTTTTGTATCATACCCTCGACCATCCAGCCTTTACGCTCAAGAGCGTTGCCGTATCGAAGGATACCTGTGCTTTGTTTTGCCATTTTATTTCCTTTTAGAACGTTATAGTTTTCTCATTATCCAAAATATTGGACACCTCTGCTTTAGCAGGAGCACTACTCGAACCTCTAACACCGCTAATATCAGTGCCGTTTGCTTGAGGCACCTCTCTAGCTAGTGTTTTCTCTGAAGCCGTAAGGAATTTCTTAGTTAAACCTAGGAACTCCTCGAAAGAAATTTCTCCCTTTGCTAGCCT